CACAGGTGGTAAAGCTATTATTACAAGCACTCCAAACTCAGACGAAGATCAATTTGCTTTTATTTGGAAACAAGCAAACAAAAAAATAGATGAATACGGAAACGAACGTTCTGATGGGCTAGGAGTAAACGGCTTTAAAGGATATCAAGCCAATTGGTGGGAACACCCAGATCGCGACGAAGAATGGAAAAAAGAAGAAATTGGACGAATTGGTGAAGAACGATTCAGGCGCGAACACGGCTGTGAGTTTTTAATTTATGATGAAACATTAATTAACTCAATTGTTCTGTCTGAATTACAGGGTAGAGATCCAATTGAACTACAAGGACAAGTTCGTTGGTATCAAAAACCACAACGAGATAAAACATATATTGTAGGTTTAGACCCGAGCCTTGGTACAGGAGGCGATCCGGCTGCTATACAAGTATTTGAATTACCTACAATGATACAAGTGGCTGAGTGGCAACACAATAAGACCCCGGTACAGCGGCAGATTACTATTCTCAAAGAAATTTGCGAGTACATTTATGACACGATTGGCACTACCAACGATATATACTATAGTGTCGAAAACAATACTTTGGGTGAAGCTGCCCTTGTGGTCATTGCTGAATTTGGCGAAGAGAATATCAAAGGCACATTCCTGAGTCAGCCAGTAAAAGCAGGGCAGGCTAGAATACACAGAAAAGGGTTTACTACCACAAACAAGACAAAATTGGCTGTGTGTGCAAAACTAAAAAATTTAGTAGAAAATCGCAAAATTATATTAGCAAGTAAAAATTTAATAAGTGAACTCAAAACTTTTGTGGCCAGCGGTGCAGGATTTGCAGCTAAAATTGGTGAAACTGATGACTTGGTAACCAGTTTGCTTTTGGTATTGAGAGTGATTCAAGCACTACAAAGTTATGATTCAGAGTTGGACGAAAAACTTCGTGATAACACAGATGATTATATTGCACCAATGCCCTTTATACTGTTATAACGATAAATAATACATTATGCGTGAACTAGATAAAATATCAGCAGCTTTATTTGACAAAATACGTGCCCGTTTCAATCATGTCAATATTGGGGACGAAAACGCCCAACGAGTCACAGACCCTGAATCAGCACGCTTCTTTAATTTTGATTATATTAGCGAAAACGGGCAAAACTTTGGTAATGTGACTATAAGCTTGATTGACGAAGACAGTATAAAAGTTTACTTTGGATCAAATATCACAGACGCACTGGACGAAGAACAGGAAACTGAATGGTATAAATTTTTAAGAGCACTACGTGAATTTGCTCGACGTAATATGCTTTCGTTTGATGTAAGAGACATCAATCGTAGCAATTTAGATCTTAAAGATATCAAACAGCAAAGCGTATCGGACGCTACCTACGACAAAGAAGAACTAACAATTGCCGAGGGTAAATTGTACGGCCACGGAAACAATCGCCGAATAAGCTTTGGTGATGTTGGTACACACAAGTTAATTATTAAACATCGCGATCAAATTGATCCAGACAGACACGGATCTAGAGCAAGACAAATTGAGCATCTGTTCATTGAGACACCAATTGGTGAACGTTTTTTACTAGACCATAACAATTTGCACGGTGCAAGAGCAACGGCCAATCACTTGCGACATGGTGGCAACATTGGAGATGAAGGCAGTCAACTTATCAACGAAATGGTCAAAGAAATGGCCAGTATGCGACATTTTGTTCGTAGCATGAAAAATAGAACTTTTGAAGATGCAGAAACTTCAGGTATGGTTGAAGCTGCTATACATCGCTATAATGAAGTTCGTGACCATTTAAAACGTTTTCAGGGTCGTCAAGGTCACGAACTACTAATGAACATGTGCGGGCAATCACAGGATCTTGACGAAGTTGATGTTGATTCGTTGCGTGAACGTTTTGTTAAAAAAATATACGACGATAGATTCAATGAAGCACTACCTTATGTTTACCGAGCTTATAAGAATAAACAAAAAATGGACACACCAATGACATTAGAGTTTGAATCCTGGGCAAATGAGATATCAGAACAAACCTGGGATGACGACACCGACGACAGAGACGAACAAAACTTAAATGCTCTCATGCAAGCTCCTATTGCAGTAGGTGTTGACGCAGCAGATGCAATCGCTGCTATTTCGTCTATTGACTTTCTCAAGAGCGATGATCTGCATCAAGCTTTAATAAAGCTAAGTAAAAATCAAGGACCAGATGCTGATGCCAGACGAACCATCATTGGTTGGCTTGCATCAAACGGCGAAAACGCATTGGCCAATCAGTTTATGCAGATAATGCAGCAACAAAATGCCAATACACAGCCGGCACCACCTCAACCCGTTCCACAACCACAACCAGTTGGAGCCACAACAATGGATCAACCAGTGGTACAAGAAGATTTGTCTTTTTTACGTCGTCTAGCTGGCTTAAAATTCTAATATGATTATTAAGCCGGTAGACAAAGACTACCGACTATTCTCCGTTGAAAATTTTTTACCAAACGATTTGGCTGAACGAGTTCTTGATACAAACTGGGACAATATTCAGTGGACCAGAGGTGAACAACAAGAAACTTGGCGACGTCGACAATTAGACATTTCAAATTTTGAACTTTTTCAAAAATTTGATGATCAAGTTTTAAAAAATAAGATTCAAATTGAACAAGAATTGGGAATTCAATTCGAGTATTATCCGTTTACCATGTGGTGGTACGACGAACCAAATTTTATTGTTCCGATACATACCGATGGGCACCTGCCAGCTAGTATGCAAATATATTGGGCTGCTGATTCTGACAATTACGGTACTACATTTTTTGAGTTCAAGAACGCAAATTGTGTAAAATATCAATGCAAGTTCAAAGCAAACTCTGGGTATCTAATGTTGAATGGACCAAATCAAGATGGAAGTCAACCATTACAATGGCACGGCATGCTCGCACCGGTACAGCAATTTAGAGTTTCGAGCTATACCAATTTTGGTACCTATAAGTTAAAAAAATAAAAAAATTCATTTGACAGCATAAATAGTATTGTTATATAATTGCACGGTGCAGTTGTATATCTAGGCACAAACATTATGGCATTTTATAAGGAGAAACATTATGGCCACATCTTTAGCAGAAATTCGCGCAAAGCTACAAGCGCAAGAAACACGTTCACAAGGTGGACAATCACAAGGCGATAACGCCATCTACGCTCACTGGAACATTCCAGAAGGCTCAAGCAGCAAAATCCGATTCTTACCAGACGCAAACGCAAAGAATGATTTCTTTTGGGTAGAGCGACTGATGATTCGCTTGCCATTTGCAGGCATCAAGGGACAATCAGATTCCAAACCAGTTGTTGTACAAGTACCGTGCGTTGAGATGTATGGCGACGCCTGTCCAATTTTGGCCGAAGTACGCACTTGGTTCAAAGACCCCGGTCTTGAGGAAATGGGTCGTAAGTATTGGAAAAAGAAAAGCTATCTATTCCAAGGTTTTGTAAGAGAAAATCCTCTAGCGGATGACAAAACACCAGAGAATCCAATTCGTCGATTCGTTATTAGTCCCCAGATTTTTAATTTAATCAAGGCTGCACTAATGGACCCAGAACTAGAAAGCATGCCTACTGATTACACCGCTGGCTTGGATTTCACTGTCACAAAAACTAGCAAAGGTGGTTATGCAGACTATTCAACCAGCAAGTGGAGCCGCAAAGAGACTGCGCTAACTGCACAAGAGCAAGCAGCAATCGATTCTCATGGATTGTATAATCTAAGTGACTTCCTACCTAAACGTCCAGGCGAAGTTGAGCTCAAGGTAATCAAGGAAATGTTTGAAGCTTCGGTTGATGGTCAAGCATACGATCCAGATCGTTGGAGTCAATACTTCAAGCCTAGCGGCTTTACTGGTGGTAAAGGTGGAGATGATACAGAAGCCGCTGCACCTGCGGCCAAAGCAGCACCTGCTGCTCCGTTTGTACCAACAGTAAGTCCGGATCTTGAGGACGACGAGCCGCCAGTAGCAACTGCACCAGTACAGGCACCTGCTGCCAAACCTTCAAGTCAAAAGGCCGAGGACATCTTGGCCATGATTAGAAACCGTAGTAAACAATAATACGACCCGGGCCTCTGCAACTTGATTGTACGCCCGGATTCTCTTATAATGATTAAATCAATTGGCTTTGCTTTAGATCCAACTAATGTCCCTAGCTTTCTATTAGACTGGGAATTAACTAAATTATGCAATTTAGATTGTAGCTATTGTGACACAGGTATTGATGGTGGGCACGATAACTCTACAAAACACCCGCCGTTGACGGAGTGTTTGCAATCAATTGATTTTATGTACGAGTATGTTGATTTGTACATGCAATACAAAAAACAAAGTCAACGCAAGGTAGTATTAAATGTATACGGTGGCGAAAGTGTTTTTCATCCGGATATAGTAAAAATTCTCAAGGAATGTAGAGAAAAATATAAAAAATATCAGGACAACTGGCACCTAACAATCACATGTACCACTAATGGTGTAATAGGACCCACGCAATGGAAAAAAATAGTACCATTGGTAGACGAATTTTCTGTTAGTTATCACACAGAGATTTTGCCCAAACAACGACAGCAATTCATAGACAACGTTCTGTATCTCAAACAAGAAAATAAAAGATTCAAGTGTATCATTATGATGCACAACGATCCCGCATATTTTGATCAAGCAGAAAAGATTGTTAAATTTTGTCAGGACCATAACTTAAGATATATTAAAAAACCTTTAGATAATGTAGAACAAAAATGGTCGTATACTCCTGAACAGTTTAACAAATTAAAAACGTTTTGGATGAGCGTAGTTCCTTCAGCCGCACAAGATGAATATGAAAAAAAATTAAATCTAGTAGGAACCTCCGAAGAAGTACTGAGTATTAATGAAGGTCGTCCGTGTTGTGGTGGCAGAAAATTAAGCATCAACAACGATTTAAAATCCTGTGTATCTTTCGTAGAGAAGCAAGGATTTAGAGATTGGTATTGTAGTGTTAATTGGTTTTTCTTATTTGTGCGTCAACTTGATGGTGCAGTTTTTACAAATAAAGATTGTAAAACAAGTACAACTGGAAGAGTTGAACCGTTGGGAAATTTAAAAAATTATCAATCTATTATAGATAAATTAAAGCAACAACTTGACACAAGATCTGTGCCTATTATACAATGTGTTAAAGATATATGTATGTGCGGATTTTGCGCTCCAAAAGCAGATAACATAGATGATTTTCGGAAATTATTTGATAGACAATTAGACAAGGAAAAATATTATGGCTAAACCATTTGACGTAAGCAAATTTCGCAAAAGTATTACAAAAAGTATTGACGGTATCAGCGTTGGATTTAACGATCCCACAGACTGGATCAGCACAAACAATTACGCTCTTAACTATCTTATTAGCGGGGACTTTAATAAGGGTATTCCAATGGGTAAGGTTACTGTGTTTGCTGGAGAGTCTGGTGCAGGTAAAAGTTTTATTTGCTCAGGAAATCTGGTTAAGAACGCACAAGAACAAGGTATATATGTTATTCTTATTGATACTGAAAACGCACTCGACGAAGCCTGGCTTCACGCACTCGGCGTCGATACTTCTGAAAACAAGCTTCTCAAACTCAACATGGCAATGATTGATGATGTTGCCAAAATGATCACAGAGTTTGTTAAAGAGTATAAAACATTACCCGAAGACCAGCGTCCCAAAGTCTTAATCGTATTAGACAGTCTGGGTATGCTATTAACACCAACTGATGTAAATCAGTTCGAAGCCGGCGATCTTAAAGGTGACATGGGCCGTAAGCCTAAAGCACTAACAGCACTGGTTCGTAATTGCGTTAACATGTTTGGTTCGTTAAACATTGGACTTGTTGCTACTAACCATACCTATGCAAGTCAGGACATGTTTGATCCTGATGACAAGATCTCGGGTGGACAGGGTTTTATCTACGCTAGTTCTATTGTTGTTGCCATGCGTAAGTTAAAATTAAAAGAAGATGAAGATGGCAACAAGATTAGCGAAGTCAAAGGTATTCGTGCAGCATGCAAGATCATGAAAACACGCTACGCCAAGCCATTTGAAAGTGTACAGGTTAAAATTCCTTATGAGTCTGGCATGAATCCGTACTCAGGTCTAGTTGACATGTTCGAGGGCAAAGGTTTATTGCAGAAAGAAGGCAACAGTCTTAAATACACGCTAGCAGACGGTACAGTTATCAAGCAGTTCCGCAAAGCATGGGAACGCAACGACGATGGGTCTCTTGATAAAGTTATGGAAGATTTTACAAAGTATCCCCACAAAGACACTGCCGCTGTTCAACCAGAAGAGGAAACTGTTGAATGAGTATTGATATTGAAGTTTTAATTGAAACTTACATAACAATGAAAGAATATGTTCCGGCAAAAGAACGACAGGCTGCTGCTGACAACTTAGTGAGTATGCTTGTTGACAATTTGAGCGACAAGGAACTAAGAGAATTTGGTAGCACTGATAGTTATACCAAACGAGCTCTAGAAGAATATCTTGACGACGAAGATGAAGAAATTGATTACGAAGACTGATGTGGTATAACAAAGTAGTTGCAGATCTTGGTAATATACCAGACTTCATAAATTATTATGAAGGCGAACTTGCACAGGCAAAAACAGAAACATTTATACGAGGTAATGTTGAAAAGTCCGCTGCAAATTTACCGGGCATTACAGAGCACAGATTTAACCAGCTACAAGAGATCGAGGCTGTACTTCAGTATCTTAATATACAACTTCGCAAGATTAGACGAAAACATTTTCAAAAATACTTGGAATCTTATGCCCGAGCTCTTACAGCTCGCGACGCAGAGAAATATACAGATGGTGAGGACGAAGTCATTGACTTTGAAACTATCATTAACGAAGTTGCTTTGCTTAGAAACAAATGGCTCGGAGTTATGAAAGGTCTTGAAAGCAAAAACTTTATGTTAGGTCACGTAGTTCGTCTTAGAACAGCCGGCATGGAAGATATTGT